CACAAGATAAGGTAGATGAAATATATGATCTATATACTTGGGATTTAAGTCAAAGGTATATAGCAAAAAATTACTGACACGGTAGGGGAACTATAAGTAGGCACTTAAAGCCTATCGCAATAATAGAGCACTTCCATACAAAGGAATATGAAGCTATGTATAAGAAACACGAATTAGAAGAAAAAGTATCTAATTATCGTAATATTGCCATATTATCACTTTTATTAGTCACAATTCAAACACTTATTAACTTTTTTTACTAATGTCAGAAACAAACACAAAATTCTCTAAGGAACAAATAGAAACATACTGAGAACTCCATAATCTTATCCCGAGTAATAATGAGGCTATGATAGCGAATATGATGAGACTTGAAGGTATGATCCAAGAGATAGCAATATCACAAATGGAAAACCAAGAAATGCTAGATATATACAATAATGTATCTCAAAAAGAACAATCTTATGAAAAAGAGCTGTTTATATCAGTATCAACAGCGTTGGCTTGAGGAACATTCTCTATTACAGAGAAGAGAACATTAGAATGGGCAAACACAATTTGTGATTGATTTACCAAAAGATTCAAGTAATGCTCTACCACTGACTCATCATCCGTGATACTCAAGAGAATAGAATCGAGATAGAGAAAATAGAATCACTTAACCAAAGTATATGAAAAACTACATAGTAAACACACAAAACATATCAGTTCTAGTCATAGACTGAGAAGAGCATAGGATAGTAATGAAAGATGGAACCACTACAGTAGTAGCAAATAAAGAAGAGATAATCTTCTGGGACGGAACTTTCGGATGAATGCAAGACAATTTGGAAAATAGAATCACTAACTAATAAATTATGAAAGTAATATACGAATATCAGTGATCCCTCGAATATAAAGGAGATACAGTTTTAATGAATACTATACCAATCTTATGTGTCGGATCTATTCTTGTACCACCAATAAAATGAATCGTTACCTGAGATAAACTCAAAGAGCTTGAGGAATTAGCCAAACAGGAAGCACTCAAGCAAATTATATGAAATCCTGATTATGTGTTTTTCCCATGTAAATTCAACTACACAACAATGGAGAGGGGTGAAGCGTTTGGATGAGTCTATACAGTAGCAGAACTCATTTACTGATTAGAACAATATTCATTTGACGAAATACAAACCAAAGTATATGAGTATCTATCCAAGACTAAAGATAGTGATATTCGTTACATTATTATGATATCGAACATGGAGTTTCTAAATAAGGCAGATAAAGAAAATCTTTTAAAAATTAACTAATAAATTATGTTCTGATACACACTTATAAAAACATCTGAACTGCAGAGATTAAGAATCAATCTCGAAATATATATAAAGCAATTTGAAGAACAAGTAGATAAAGTAGGACATTTGTTATATATAAGAGATAAGCATATTGAGCATAATGCTAATCTATGAAAAAAAATAGAGGAACTTACAAATGATATTCCTCACTGGGGATATCATACTGCACCAATATTTAATAAGAACAGATCAGATGCCTTTATAAAGAAAGAGGCTTTGAAATATCTTCCAGTTGAGTATACTGAGGATATGATATATGATTTCCTGATTGATAGAAAACAAGGGAAGATGGTAATCTTAATTAAATAATATGATAATTAAGACTAAAGAATGAGACATCGACATATCAAAATGATACCTTGATGACGTATTTTGAATAACAGTAGAATGAGATAATGTTGAATTCATGGAGCATTGTGATTACTATATAAAAGTAGAGATGACAAAGGAAGAAGCTATCAAGACACTAGAATACTTTATTGAATACATTAAAACTAAATAACTATGCGAGCAGATAAGGCAAAAAACATAGCAAAGGTAGCAAAAGTTGTACTAGAAAATCCACTTGCTAGTCAAAGAGATATTGCCGATGAGACATGATTATCATTAGGAAATGTTAATGATAAGTTGAACAAACTTGAACATGAAGGCAAAAAGGACGATCGGATCATTGGTATAACGGATACAGACCTATCTATCTTGACGATAGGACAACGAGAAATAGAAAGACGACTCAATGATAAGGATGAGGTAGAAAAGATGCGTACAGTCGAAATATCGCAAGTTATAAAAGAATCAACAGCAAGATACTCTTTATTCCGTTGATCTGCCACTGATGATAAATGAGGACTAAATTCTCTAAAAGATATGACAACTTCTGAGCTATTATCTATGACGGATATTGTATAATATAGTTTTATTTTGTAATAAAAGCTATAAAAATAACAAAAAGGCACAAAATACACGGGGTTTTATCTAAAAAACAACAAACTTGACAATACCAACAAAGGAACAAGCACAAAAAGAACTCGCACTGAGAGAATTGAGCTACAGAAAGCTCGATTTTTTCACGAAGTACACAAAAGAAGAATATGAGATGATAGCTGAACAGAATTGAGTATGAATCCATAGACAAATAATCGACAAGCTCGAGGCAGTAGAGAGATGAGATATAAAGCGTCTAATGATATTCTGTCCTCCTCGAACTGGAAAGAGTGAGCTTGTATCTATTCGTTTTCCTATGTGGTGTCTTGGTCGTGATCCAAAACGAAAGCTCGTAATCTCTTCTTATGGAGCCGATCTTGCCTCTGACTTTGGTCGTAAAGCAAAACAAGTCGTCCAGGATAATGATTTCAAAAACATATTTCCTACATTTGCACTATCAAAAGATAAGAAGGAATGAGGAAACTGGGAGACAAGCAAAGGTGGATGAGTCTATACCGTTGGTGTATGATGAGCTCTTACTGGTAAGGGTTTTGATATCGGGATTATCGATGATCCAACAAAGGATAGAATGGAAGCAGAAAGTCCAACAACACAACAAAGGGTAATTGATTGGTATACTTCGACATTTTATACACGCCGACAATCGCAAGACTCGGCTATTATCGTGATGCTTACACGATGGAATGTGAACGATCTCGCCTGATACCTACTAAAAGAACAAGAAAATTGATGAGATAAGTGGGATATTCTAAAAATACCAGCTATAGACGAGAAATGAAATCCAATTCTCTGGGAGTGAAAGTGGGATGAAACATATTTTGAAGAGATCCGATCTAATGTGAGCAAAAAGGACTTCTCAGCACTATATCAGCAAGATCCGATTGCTTCATCTAGTAACATATTCTCTCTATCGGATATACAATACTATAATCAGTCTGACTTCGAGCGAGCAGATGGAATACTTAAAAAATGAGACCTTACTTGTATTCTCTCAGTCGATCCTGCTTTTTCTTCATCATCTAGCTCTGATGATGCAGTAATAATTGGAATGTGAATACATAATATATCCAGAAACATATACCAACTTGACGGATATGCTGAAACTTCTGCACCATCTAAGACTTTCTACGCTATCCTTTCGATGTATGATCGGATGCAAGCTGATGGATACAAAATAAATAGTATTGTTGTGGAAGATGTGGCAATCAATCGTGAGCAATCAAAATTTATAGAGGACTTGCGGATATTCTTAAAACAGAACAATCGTAATATTATAGTTAATACTTACAAGCCAAAGATGAAGAAAGAGGATAGAATAAAATTTATCCTGGAGCCAAAGGTATCACTTCACGCAATCTATCTGAGAAAAGATATGGCTGATAAGTCGTTTACTCGTAAAATCGAAGACCAACTCTATGAGTTTCCTAATTGAAAGCACGATGATGTAATAGATTGTCTCTCGCAATGAGTTGATTATCTCGCAAATAAAGGTGATCTTGAGAAAAAACCTCTCTGAATAGCCCGCCCTAGATTTTAACTTGATTATGAGAATAATTCTCATATACTGGAATAAATAACACCAAACTATGATCAAGGATATAGATTGACTCAGGGATAAGGTACAAAAGGAGTACAATGCAGGACTCCAATATGTACAGTCTGAACGAGATAGAAAAAGAAACCTCGATAAAGAAATCCTAAAGGATGTTCCTGAGGGATTTATCAGGTCGAATCTTGCATACAAGCATATGCAACTCGAAGAGGCAACTTTTCTCACTGATGATCTCGATATAAAACTCGTATCTGAGAAGTGAGTCCTCGAAGATGGGATTGTAAAGATGGCAGAAAAGGTAGCAAAGTTCGACTATAGAAAGATGGGGATTAAGCAAATAAAGAGAGATATTATCAATGGCAACAACTACTATGGTATTTATGCGACTTTTATCGACAAGTTCGATGATAAGACAAATCGACCAGTTATAAAGGGAATTGATCCTCTTTCTATCATCCCAGACCCTCGCAACTATCAGGACTCTGAGATGCGATATATAGGATTTGAGAAGCAAGTCACACTCGACTATATAAAGAGCAACAAATACTACAACAAGTCTGCACGAGATGAGGTATTCGCAGGAATATCTGAGGAACAACGCAAGACAGAACAGGCTACAGCTAATGCAAACAATGTCCAGTATGTAGAGGATGACGAGATGACAACAATATACTATCACTTCACTTGTTATGAAGGCAAGAAGTATATGACAATATGGGATCATACAATGACTCACTTGCTCCGACAAGAAGAACTTGAGGCACTTGACGAAGATGAGGTAGCTAATCCTGAGAAAATCAAATATCCTATCCAACTTCACAGACGAAAGCCAAAGTATAAGTCATTCTTTGGATTCGCTCTCCTCGATGAAGTTATAAACTTTCAAAATACATACGATGAACTCGTAAACCTAGAGCTTGCAGGTATTCGTATAGAAGAACTCGGAAGCGATAAGATCGTAAATCAAAAGCTCGGTATAGATATAAACGCATTCAATAAGGAAAAAGCAGGTGGAATAACTTTTGAGGGCAACTTCTCAGACCTCGGCAATGAACCAGCACTCATAGAAATCCCTCTGAATAAATCAGGATGACGAGTAGGTGCCATGAAGCAAGAGATCAGACAGGATGCAAGCGATACATCAGGTTCTCAGGCTCCATCATTCGGACAATCTCCAAGTGGAAGTCAGACAAAGGCAGAGATACAGATCCTTGATAAGAACGGTAATAAGATCCATAGATATATCTCTAGTAACTATCAGGAATCATATCAGAGAATGTGGGAAGATATATTCAAATCATATGAGCTGAATATGTGAGAAAAATCAACAAAGAATATCGCACTATTCGACAAGTGACAAGCATTCTCTCGATCACTTCGCAAGAGAGAGTTCCTATCAGGTGGAATGATAAATATCTATATTGTATCAGCTGAGGAAGTACAAGCACAAAACAAAGAGTCATTCGCTACATGGGTTGCACTCTCAGGTACAATAATGCCGAATATGAAGCCTGGATACTGACTCAATAGCTGGATGCGTGCAGGTATAGAATACTCAGGTATCGTAGATGCAAATCCAATGCAGTATATCCCACCAAGTGTAGACGAACGAGAAGCAATGGGTAATCTCGAACTTCTCAATAATAACGAGCAACTCGCAGATCCGTTGCCAAATCAAGACCTAGAAACACTCCGTGCAATCTACTCACAAGCTCTCGATACTCCAGCGAAGCAAGCTATCATCAAGCGAATAGACGAGCTGATCATTGCAACTATCCCACAAGTTCCTACAGAGATGTGAGAAGCTAATTGAGGAAGCACGGCACAGGCGATGAACTCAGTTATTCAGAATCAGAATAATAATCCAACAATCCAATAATGCTAACTACCGAAGAAAAAGGACATCTCGAAAGCCTCAAGAAGCACCATTGATTCCTCATACTCAAGAAGCTCGAAGAGGAGTTCGTTGCAGACTTCAATCGTGAAGTTATGCAATCTCCTGACTTCGATATCACTAGTGTAGAGACACAAAAGAAAGTACAAGAGGCGAGTATGTATATCAGAGCAAGAAAGTGAGTGTTTGACCTCGTGAATCATAACACTCTCGGAGTTGCAAGACCTAAAGTATAACTTGATTATGAGAATAATTCTCATATACTGGTTTTAGATTCCAATTCTACTATCTACGGATGGTAGGCTGGAGTTCGAGAACACTCTACAAAATTTCTTTTATTATCTGTTAACCCAATATGCTATGACAGAAGCAACTGACGAAGTTATTGACGATGTAACTGATGTTACAGAGGACAATGACACAACTGATGATACTCCAGTGAAACTTACCGAAGATGACTATTTTCGAGAAAAGGCACGAAGAGAAAAAGCCGAAAAAACCCTCGTAGAACAAAAGCGAAAGCTCAAAGAACTCGAAGGCAAATCATCAGAATCCAACGACATAATGACCAAAGCAGACTATGCAATGGAAAAGTTCTTGGATAAAAACCCTGAGTTATCTGAGTATCGTTCAGAATTATCTGAATACAGTACAAAGAAAGGGCTTTCACTTGAAGAAGCTAAAACTCTTGTCTTGAATTCAGACAAAGCAAAGCAGAATCGTGATAAAACAAACTCACTCGGATTATCTGACTGAGAGTCTAACTCACAGAAGACAACTGTTACAAAGGCTGAACTGGAGAAAATCGCAAAGAATAATCCAAAAGAATACAATCGTATTCGTGATCTAATGGACTCAGGAAAAGTCACTATGAGATAGATAGGAAGCCAGATAGTCAAAACTTAACTATTTAAACTAAACTATTATGGCTAATACTATTATTACCCCCGCTATTTTCTCGAACGAAGTTATCCGTAACCTCGATCGTGATACCGTATTCCTCGCACATACAAACCGTGCATACGAAGGAGAACTCAAGCAACGTGGAGACACAGTTCGCGTACAGACTCTCCCTACTCTTACATTTACTGCCTCTACTATTACTGGTGCAGGTGACCTCACGAATAGTGATGTAGGTGTAGGACCTGGAGGAGCAATCGCTGCTTCTGACTTCGCTATCACTCTTGAGAACCTTATCATCGATAAGTACACTGAGAAGCGTGTTACTCTCCCGAACATTCAGGAAGTACAGTCTAATCTTTCTCTTGAGCAAAAGGTTGCATCTCGCTTCTCTGAAGGTATGGGAACTCTCCTTGATGACCAGGTCGTCAATCAGATCCTTGTCACTCAGGTTGCAGATATCCCAGAAGGAAATAAGATTGACTCTGGAGCCCCAACTGCAGCAACTTCTGGAAATATCTACGCACGAGTTATCGCAATGCGTACAGCACTCCGAAAGCAGAATGTGAAGGTATCAAACATGAAACTCTTTGTTTCTACAGATGTCGAAGGACTCCTTCTTCAGGCTACACAGTTCACTTCAGGTTCTAACGATGCTTTTCAGGTTGTAAAGACAGGATACATTGGTATGATCGGTGGAGTTCCTGTATATGTTACTACCGCACTTGATGCTAGTAAGGAAATGATTATGATGGCTGAAGGTTCTGTTAATGCAGTTCTTCAGGTATCAGACACAAAGGTTACAGAAGGTGTAGACGGATTCTATACAAATGTTCTTGCTCAGATTATCTGGGGAATGAAGATCTTTGGAGAGAATGCAAAGGCAATTGCCATTCATTACAATGCGTAATCATAAAGTCCCTCTTCGGAGGGATTTTTTGTGTCTAAAAATATACTTGATTATGATACAGATTCTCATATAATGGAAATATAACTTTTCAAATATGAATTTTCAAACAACAGCTGGTCGTGTAGTAAATCGTAACTGATTCCGTTTTGTAGCAGATGAAACTGGTGTTATCTCTACTGATATTGAGGAGGTCGCCACCATTTTTGCAAATATGGGATTCGAGTCACTCGATAAGGTCGAGAAAGTAGTAGAACCAACTAAAACTAAAAAGAATGCTAAGATTCAATAAAATCCATACTAGAATTTGTGAACTAGGATGAAAGCCTACAGATGTACTGGAGGTTTTCTATAGTATAGGATGAGATACTGGTGTTGCACAAGTAAAGGACTTCACCGAGGAAAAAAGGAAAGTAGTATTGCGTGATCTTCGCTCTGCTATAAAAGGATGATACGCTCTTAAAAAATAACTATGGCAAACACAACACCAATCCAAGCAATCGCAAATGTTCGTGAGGATCGTCTACACTCGACTCTCACGAGCTATCCTGACACAGTAGGAATAAAACACTACAACAGATCTTATAAGAAAGTAATTGCTAAGATGCGAATGCTCGATGATGAGTATTTTTATGAGCAAGGAAAGTCTGATACAGTCATAGGACAAGTAGAATATACAGTCAATACTATTGGAGTAGAGGCAATAACTCGTACAAAGCGTGTATTTATAAAATATTCGGCTACAGATACATATTATACTCCTTGTCGTGAAGCAAATCCTGCTACTCTCACTTATGGAAAGGACTATTATGCGAATTGGAACAAGTCAGACCCTTTTTTCTACATACAGGATAACTCTATATGGGTGTTTCCAGCCTCTACAGAAGCCGTGACAGCGTGATTGTTCATAGAAGCTATCATACAGCCTCCATCACTTCTAACGAGCGATACGGCGGACAAGGTGCAAGTTCCTGAGCGTATAAATGAGCTGATCGAGGACGGAATGGTATCATTTTGACTCGAATATCTCGGCAAGCCACTCAATGAAGCTATCGCACAAGAAAATCTCTTTGATAAAAGACTCCGAGACGCAATCAATGACCTATCGGTTCGTGGAGATGGATTCGTACAACAAGGTTCTTATATTCAAAAACAATTTCGCTAATGGAATCAAAATACGACATATCAAAGACATATAATTCGTTCTGAGGTGGAATATCTGATGATGATTTTGTTGGTACTGAGAACTCCGTACAGGATATGGAGTGAATAGAGGTAAGGCTTAATGATCGATATGCAACAGCATCTGAGGCATATATAGCATCTTGACTTGTCACAAGTGCTTCCCCTATGCTATGGGTAAAGGATACCGATCAGGGTACTTTTCGTGGTAATACAGATTTCACATACAACTATCTATTAAATAGCATAACTGGAACTATTGGATCAGGAATCACTCACATGGAAGCATACGGATACGGAATATCACAGATCAACTACTTTTTCGGATCAACGAGCATAAAAAAGACTGATTATACAGGAACAACACTACAATCTACTATATCATCTGGCTATCCAGCTGGGACAACAACAGCGGTTGGATGGCATGTAACAAATCTTCTTTTTGCAAAGGACAACAAAGTATACTATCTCGATACTGTGAACAATGTAGTAAATGCAGAATTTGTGACATTTATGCCTGGAAGTGTTATAAAGCACATATACTCGTACTCTTTTGACTCTACAATAGTAGTAGCAATAAATCAGGGCAATACTTTTATATACGAAATCAATTTTACTGGTGGAAACTACAATATAGTTGGGAAGACTCCGGCACTACGAGAAGAGTGTTTTGATGCTATCGGGGAAGGCTACAGTCTATATTGGCTGAGTTCTGAGTGAGTAAATCAGTATCAAGGTGGGCAATCTCAACTCATACGCTATATACCACTATCAGAAGATGCAAAATGCGGATGGGATAAATGACTGATATTCTCTGATGGTACTCGTGTGTACAATCTAGGGAATAGAAAGCCTGGAAGAAGTAAAATACTCACAAGCAACAACGCAACGCATACGATAGTCGATATATCAAATGATAAAGTACTATGTCAGAATAGCACAGTATCAAATATAAATATCTTATCAGGATCTACAAAACGGATAAATAAGATATATCTTCGTCCAATTGACGGAACAACCTACAAAGACAAGAAAAATGATCTCTATATAGAACTCGGATACCTATTTGACTGGGGAACATACATAAATTGAACAACAAAACAGGAGGTAGAACTATTTTTGCAGACTGAGTCTATGCAACTCATAAGTGAATCACTAGAAATATCCATAGGGAAGGTAACGGATGGAGATATAACAGACTCGCTGGGGAATCTAAAGTATGGTACACTCAGGATATGACCAAGTGAGATAGCAAAGGCACTAAGTACGGCTGGATATGACTCTGATTTTAACTATTCGAGAGTTAGCTTGGAGATAAAGGCTGGAGATGAATACTCAGGAAATCCTGGATTTTATAGAAAAGCACCAAAAGTATTTGATCTTATGATAAACGCTAATATAAGGAAATGAAACTAAAAAGTGACAACATAAGTATATCAGAATTTGTCCCTGTTTTTACAAAAAGACCAGGACTAAATGCTGAACAACAGCAACTGAGATCTATAACTGGACTCTCTTCTTTTGTATCTGATGTAAATAATGGAATAGTATGAGGAATCCGTGGATGGGTAAACAATCTCACTTGGTCGTCTACTGGATATAATAATGTCACTTGGTCATCTGGTACACTCACTCTATCAAATGGATCATCATATAGTATCACTGGAGCATCTACAACACTCACTACGGTGACTTATATATATCTAGATACTGCAATATCCGTGACAGCACTGCAAGTCACTACAACAGCAAATAACAGTGTATGACCTACTCGCATACTTGTGTGTGTAGCAAACCTCACGGTAACAGGAAAAGATGCGCAATTTCAAGTGTTCGGAGGAGCTGGAAGTCAGACATTCATCAACGCAGATAACATAGCTGCTGGGACTATTACGGCAAATGAGATTGCAGCAAATACAATCACCTCGAATAATATCCTCGCTGGTACAATACAAGCATCTAAAATAGATGTTACAAACCTATTTGCACAGAATATAACAGCAACTGGTATAATAACAGGTGCTACATTACAAACAGCAACAAGTGGTGCACGATCAGAAATGGCATCAAATGGATTCCTTGGAAGAGATAGTTCTGGAGTAGTAAGAATACAGCTTGCTAATGCAGCAACTCCAACTCTTGCTTTTTTTAAATCATCAGGTTCATCAGTATCTGCATTATGAGATAATACATATACAGCATCTTATGGATGAACAACTGATGTTTTATATTCTACAGGATGATTTGTCGCAGGATGACTGTTAGCGGCAACAGGAAATTTAGATATAGGATGATCAGCATATATAGCTTGATCTACTTTTAGGCATCAGGGGAGAGAGGTTGTTTCGAGCAATAATTCATATTTGTTCACAACAGGACGATTTGTATCCACAACAAGTGGTGGATCAGCAAACTATAATTGCCAATGATACTCATTAAAAATAGATTGATCTAACTATACTGTACTCATCGTATAATGTTTGATATAACAAAACCAATAAATCCTACATATGAACAACTAAAAGAGCTCAATGCAATCAGTAAAAAAGTTTCTAATGATCTTGATGCTGAATGAATTGTGGAAAATATAGAAGAGGAGTTTAATATAAGAGCTAGGATAGAGATAGAAAAAACAGAACTAAGAAATCTAAAAAATATAATTATGAAAAACACTACTATAGCAAAACTTGCTGAGTTCCTCAAAAGATGTCCGCTTCGCTGAGATGAAGTCGAGGCTTTTAATGAATGCGTAGCAGAAATGAAAGAATTATTTGAATCACAAAATTAACTTGATAATGAGATAGAATCTCATATACTAAATACAATCAATGGCTACTTTTACAATTACAGCCTCACAAAATATAGATGCTCTTACTGCTAAGGCTGGTGGGGATCTTTATAATGTGAATGGTGGTACATTGACTATCGATCAGGACTCTCGTGTAGGTACAAATCAGACCACTTCAACAACTCTCGGTACAATCACTCTATCTGCCTCACTTGGCGGTATTGTTAATATAGATGGTACAGGCATATGGATGATCCCATATACAGTAGGCGCAGGTACAGTTCCTGCATGGAATACTGTTATAACGAATGGATCAGGATCAGGGAAACTTATAGGCGTACATGCCTCACTCACTTCTGCCTCGACTGCTACAGGTGCGGCTATGCCAGTATCTGGATTCATCCGTGTAAAACAAAAGACATGAACATATTCAGCAGGGTTACTCACAGGTATCACTGCTACTGCATCAGATGCTGGTCGTATAGGGTGGATCGAGCTCGTCTGAGATGAAGCCTCTACAATAAATGCCAACCGCCTTGGTACATTCAATATTACAGGTGCATGGTATGAAGTCGGAACAACGAATGGCACGAGTAATCAGACAATGCAGATCCCAAATAATTGACTCCTTCGATATGTCGCAGGAGTTTTCATAGAGAAGACAGTCGGAAGTGGAAACTATGAGTTCTATCCAAATAATGGAGTAAATACGACTACAGGTATAGAAGCGACTCGTGGGAAGGTAGTATGGATAGATAATACTGGACTCGTGAGAATAGGAAACTCGGGTGCAGCTACTAATGGATATACCCCTGTTACTGGACTCAAGGTAGTCGTGGGTAATATATTTTTTGAGAACTGTACCACTGCGGCTCGAACTGCCAATGTGATCCCGAATGCTACTATCGCGACTCGCTATGACTTCACGACTACAGGTGGAGGAGTGGTGAATATCGATAAGTGTAATATGGCGTGGTATCTATCGTGTGCTCAAGCATATCAGGTGAATGTATCGAACTCAGGATTCGTGGATGCTATTCTCCTATCGGAGATCGCGACACCCATGGTATTCACCAAGGTGTGAGTAGGGAATAAGCCAACTACTGCCCTCGTCACCAATCCTCTCACGATGACATACTGTTTCGCAGGAGGTACTTTCACAGATTGTGTATGGCAAAAAACCTCTTGAGCCGCAGTAGGTGTCACCAATACCTACCAGGATATCGAGTGATTCACTTTTGTTCGTGATACATATAGGCAAGGAGTGATTCGTGGTATCGCGACTTCACACTCACTCTCAGTTACTCGTGCGGTGAGCTGTACTTGGACGAATCCTACCGTCATACAGGGATCTATGCAGTTCATCACCTGTAACGGTATCATCGTCACAGATACGATCTACTGCGACTGTGTCTCAGGAACAACTGTCACTACCTACGCCATGTATGTGTTCAACCTCTCATCGAATACACTCAACTCGACATTCTCAGGACTCACTATACCAGTCACGAATACACAACCATATACCGCCCTCCTCATCGGTGCTACAGGATGTGCAAATATCAAGCTCAGAAATATCGGAACTCGTGTTGCCCCTATGAGTATGGGATCCGTGAACAATACAGGTCTCATCTATACAGCAGGTACAGCGTGTGCGGATTGGAAAATCCAGCGAGTGTATGTCGCGACAACGAGAACTGGAATAATGACAGCAGATAACTCGTGTACGAGGTTCACCGAGGAAAATGTATTTGGTGACTATGCGGATGCGGTGGATGTAATGGCAGTACTGAATATGCAGAGAAAAGGTATGGGAGGGACAGGTGCTCTCACTGCTCAGGTATCAGTCTATGGAACACATTGGCGAGATGGATTCACCTCGACTACAGCAGGGCGTATCGCGATACTGATGAACGAGCCAACAGCAACTACCACTTCACAGGTAACTCTCGCCAATGGGTCTGCCTTCACCTCGGCAGGTGGTCTCTATATGCCTGTGATCGGACATACAGTGACATTCGAGATGCCTGTATTTATGAAGTGACACACTGCATTCGCCAATTCAGCTCTCGTGATGGCAGGTGGTACAGCGACAAACTATACCTATGAGTACTCGATCAACAAAAATGATGGGAATGGATGGAGTACCATGACAACCTCTAATTATACCGCGACAACTCTCGGAACCGCTCTGAGTGGGATCACAGGGATCAGTGCAAGTCTCGGATTCAAGCTCAGACTCAAGATCACGACAGGAACCACGAACGCGACAGCAATCACCTCAGTCTATCTGACAACCGTTAGTACCACGACAGCACAGGACTTTCAGTATCCTCTCGATGTAGTGACTCTCACACTTAATTGACTTGTCACAGGATCTGATATAGTGATCCTATCCGCAGGAACAGAAACAGAGCGAGTCAATGTAGACTCGAACGCAGGAACTACTTATGGATATGTCTATGAGACCCCAGAAACCATAGATATAGGCGTGTTCAAGGCAGGATATGTACCATTCTATATACGCAACTATATACTCGGAAGTACAGACTGATCTGTTCCAATAGCCCAGGTTGTCGATCGCAATTATCTCTTATAACCACTTCATTTTATGGCAAAGATCATAGACCCAGATGACATTGATGTCGGTGTCGAGCTCACCCTTGATACCGCACTCTCTACCTTCACACTCAATGTAGCAGGTACGCTTGTTGCAAAAGACGGTGTCACGATCCAGGCTCTCTACTCGAAGTTTGTGGATCTCTGGACAACCTCAGCATACAACAAGTTCGAGTTTCCAATGTATACAATCGATGCCAAATCAGGACAGTACCAATTCGGTACAGATGGATCGACATTCTCGGGATGGAAGCCAGCTAATGATGCAACTCGCCAGATGCTCCGAGATGGAGGATGGTCAGAGTTCTCGTCAGCAGGTGTCCTCAACCGTCAGTATGTAGGTATCGTATCACTCGGTGATGTGAATACAGGGGCACAGCTCTACTATCAAAAGGTCAATGGCGGAGCTTCTGCAAACTTCACATTCGATGATGAAGTGAATGAAGGTATCCAGGTATTTGGGGATGCGTCCAATGGAAACTTTGATTCTCGAACCTACTTCAAGGGGTATGTCCGTGAGTATGGTAAAAAGTATGACGACTCAGTTCTCTCAGATACTGGTCAGACAGCAACAGGAGCATACACAGTCAATATGCTTCTCGGTAATGAGGATGATCTAAAAATCCAGGCGGTCGATGGATCGATGACAGGTGCTCCATACAACGGAATCACGATCACATACTATGCTACAGATCAGGCTCGTACAATCGGTGGAGTATCGCGCAACTTTCGTGTAATCATTGCAGGTAACGGTGCGAGTGCTGAGGATATCTATACCAAGGTACAATACCAGCTTCGACAGGCTACAGATATCGATGCAGGGGCAGGATCAGTCATAGGAAAAACCGCAGCTGCCCTCCTCAACTTTGTAGGTGATACGCTCATCACCACTACAGGCGTGTATATCGACAACTATGATGCCAATGATATCAACCGCCTCGTTTTCACGGATCAGACAGGCGTACAGCGTACAGAACCATTTACCGCTACAGGAAACCTCAATTTCAACTCAGTATTGACAGCAGGAGGTACAGGATACTACAGAATGTACTTCACGGATCTCGCGGGATCAGCGGACTACGGACTCACAGGTGCTATCACGGTACAAGATGCAACTCCAGCTGATATCCAGGGAACTATATCAGGATCGTCTATCGCATTCACATTCGCCTATGATAGCAATACTCAGGGCGGACGAACACCAGCAACTGATGCTCTCGTTACAGTAGTGGCAGGAAACGCAGGAAGTGCAAAACCAGTAGTCACAAACTATACAATTACCAGAGCTACAGGTCAGAATATCACACTTACAGCAGAGCAAGATCGAGCTTACTTAATTTAATTATGGCACTAACATTTGATTGACCATCTAAAGTAATCACACTCACAACGGGGACAACCTCGTTGTGAGTTCGTGATCTATGGAGTCGATGGGTAGACTGGTTCCTCACATCTGACAATAGCAAATATCTCCCAGCTTTTCAGCAAGTAGGGGGAAACGATATTGATGTGTCAGCAGGTACGAGTATTCCTATCTATGCTTTTCTTATGAACGGATGGAGACTCAAGCCTCAAGAAGCAAATCACACACTATCTGTAAATGATGGGATCCTTCTTGTGAATTGATGAGGTGATCCTTTTAACAATACGACAGGGGCATACACTGTACGGATAAATTATCAACAGCCAGTACAAGCAATCACAGTATCGACAGGCGGAGGATGAGGTGGCAGTGGAGGATCAGGTGCAACTCCAGCAGAGATATGGGCGTATTCTAATAGAACACTTACAGAAAGTGCAGGACTCACAACAGAAGAACACGACAAGCTATTCTCTCTCGAAAACTCTACAGGTGGCGGATTTGTAAGAAATGTATGACTCGATGCAATAGACAAAAAGTATCTCAAGGAAACTCACGAAAAAGTGATGACTCTAGAAAATGCACATGATTATACCGAAGAGCTTAATGAGATTGTGTCTCAAAATAAACTTGCAGAAGAGAACATTATTGATACAATAAAAGAAGTAGAAACAGAGGTTTGCTCTGACATAATCAGAAAAACAAAAGAAATAAAAGAAGACAATATCACAACGAGAAATCTTGTGAGGCAAAAGACCAAGAAAATAGACGAAAATGTATCAAAACTCGCTGATAGGCAAGACAAAACAGACAAGATGATAGAGAATGAGGCGGACGAAATAGAGAAGCTCATAGAGAAAAATATAGACTTCGAGGCGGATGAGATAGAGAAACAAATACAGGAACAAATCGAAAAGGAAATCGAAGAAATAGAATCTAACCAATCTAACGATGGCAACAACAATGGAACAGAGGGCGAAGTTCAGGGAACTCCGAACTAGTGGCATCTCTCGTGAAGAGGCACAAACTCAGGCGTATTGAAATATTACACCAGTTGTTCCAACAGCTCCAGCTCCTGATGTAAACTCAGATGCAAATCGTCTTGCTCGTCTACAGGCTAGCGGATGAAGTCCAACAGCTATAGCGAATCTCCAGAAGACAACAGCTCCTGATCCAGTTGTTCCAACAGCAGAGGTAACATGATTAGACTGACAGAAATTCACACAAGCTCCAGTAGATCCAAATACTGGACTTTCAACGCCTCAAAAGAGTATCCCAGTTGCACCTAGTCAGACTGAACAAGATATAAATAAACAGTATGGATGAACTATACAAGATAATTGAATAAATAGTGTACAACCTAAAGTCGAAAATACTCCAGTAAAAACAGAACCAACAGTAGATTATACACAAGCTCAGTGACGAGAACAAGATATAATGACGAATCTCGAAAAGTTCAAGACTCAAAATATGACTCCTGAGCAAATAAAAAATGCAAGTGGATATGCACAGGCTACTCCTGAGAAAAAGGCTATTATTGACGGATTCCTCAATCCAGCAAAACAGGACTCTGGTACAATATTCAATACCTTAAAAATGGGTGGAAGTGTACCAGCTAGCAACACTCCTGAATATCGACAAGCACAGGCACGCTATAATACATTCCGAAAGTACACTACATATGATGTAGCATCTCTCTCAACCGCTATGCAGGGTGGCGATCTTCTGATGGGTACACAGGCATATACTGACCTTACTAGTGATCCTCAAATGCTTGCAAAGCTCCAAAGAGCAAGAGCATTCACTAATGGAGAAGTGGATATAGTAAAAACAGGCGAGAAAATGGGGGCGTATGTAATGTCTAATAATCCAACAGTCGCACAAGCTCTAGCAGATGGAACTATGAGTCAGGAAGAGTACAACTCTCTCACAAATAACGCAGAAGTGGAAACACAAGCAAAAGTAGTAAGCGAAAAAAAGGCAGATTATGATGAATACAAAAGACAACTCGAAAACATAAGCGATGAGGTAGACCTAGAGTTCGAGTGAAAAGAAGTCACGGACTCGTTCAAAAGTACCATAAAAGCGAATAGAGACAAGGCTATCCGCCGATTGTTCAATAGTGCAAGTGACGAGTACCAAAATGCAAGCGGACTATATACAGAGCTAAAAAATAGCTCTACACAGCTCCTAGCACTCAATATGGAACAGTACAAGACTCAGCAGGCAGAACAACAAAAAATCGCACAGGAAGAGCGTCAGATGCAAAACCAGCTCAATCTCGGACAAGCTCAGTTCGACCAAAAGCTCGCACAACAGACTCAGATGATGAATGATCCAGCAACAGCTATCCAGAGTGTTATGTCAGAGTTCGCAGGAATGGGTATCACTTCACAGCAGTCACTCCAAACGAAGATCGCAGACGCTCAGAAGTTCGTAGCGAATGGTGGTACACTCGCAGGATATGTCGATAAGATGAGACAGGATTATATGGCAAAGCCACAGTATAATGCTATGCAACAGGCTGAGATGAATAAGTATGCACCGAAAGCAACGGAATATGGGTTCTCTAATATCGGTGATGGTAAAATTGCTATCACAAATCCTAAAACAGGAACTGTATCGTTCGCTAATGCAGGAAGTGTATCATCTACAAACGCACCAAATACAGCAAGTGCCAAATACCTCGATATTCCTACAGGAACGGATGTATGAGTACAATGCGGGCAATTTGCTCGTACTCTATGCGGGATGGATGCAACACCAGGGGGAAACAGCCTAGAAGCTAGAAAAACAGCATACTCAGATAAGGCTCCAGTTGCAGGCGGTATGGTGCTATTTACTGGAAACGGATATGACAAAACATACGGACATATTGCAGCAATCGAATCAGTTAATCAGGATGGCACTATGAATATCGTAGAATCTAACCTAAAAAACGACAATAAGGTAACTCGTAGAACTATACCAGCAAATGATCCAGTAATTCACGGATTCTATAATAATACTCCTCTTGCGAAACAAGGTACACAAGGAACAGGAACACAAGGGACTAGACAGTATTCAGATAGTGATATTGCTCTCCTATGAAGTGTCACAAAACTTGATAAGCAAGGGAAGTCTACACTTTCTGAGAATGGATTTACTGAAAGAGATTGGGCAAACTTTAATGCAGGGCTATTGCCACCTACCTCAGGACAGAAAACTGATGCAAATGTCATAGTAAGCAAGGTTGATGATATTCTCTCTGGAGATTGGTCTGATGCAGTTGGTACATTCTTAGGGAAGAGTAGGATATTTACAGGATGAGGAACAGATAGAAAGGTCACAGAACTCAAGGTAGCGGCACTCAAGGATCTCCTCGCTATGGCAAACCTTGATAAAATCAAGGGAGCTATGTCAGACAAAGATATCGAATTTCTGAGAAATACAGCAACATATCTTTCAACTGATCTATCAGAGGCAGAATTTGAAAAAACTCTATGAGAGATAAAAACAAAGTATTCAAAAATATCAGGTGGTACACCGACAAATCAAAAACAACCAGTACAACCACAAGGCAATACGAATACAGGAGTGGGGCAGACAAATCAAGCAAGCGGAAAACAGACTTATACTTGGTAATACTCTAAAAATGAATCTCTTTGAAAATATCTTCAACACCGCAAAATCAGGACTCTCCTCATATAACAAATATATGGGGGAAGTTGGATCGAACCTCTACGATGCTCAGCAGAATGTACAACTCAAACAGCAAGGCAATGTGATTCAGTCATTTTTGAACGAGTCGCAAGCAAAGCCAGAGATGCAGAGTAAACGAAAGGCAGTCGTCCAGATGCTCCAAAACGGAGAGGATGACTCTTTTATTCAAGATACTATCACGAATAAGATGTGATACGACTCCTCTGTGTGAGTTGGTGGGAGAATAGCATCAGCACTCGGGAATCGTCTCCAAACAGCGTGAGAGAGCTATACACAAGACAAGAGCGGTATAGAAAAAGGACTCTCCGCAGTAAAGGATGTAATTGCAACACCTTTCGATGTAATCGGTGCAGTCGCTCAACCAGTGATACAACCTATAGTAGAGACAGCAATGGAAACTCCATATCTCGGTGCAGGAATCAAAGCAGTTGGTGAATGATATGGAAACTTTCGAGAGGCAAACCCTCGTCTTGCTCAGAATGTAGAGGCAGTCGCAGGGATAGGATCAGCATTAGCTCCTTTCACTAAAACAGGGCAGGCAGTCATAAAGGCTCCTGGAAAAGCCCTCGTACAGGGTGCAAAATATGTAGCACCAAAGGTGGTGAGTGGGGTGAAAAAGCTAACTCCTACTTTACCAAAGGCACAAGATCTCCTCGTGAAACAATTAGAGAAAACAAACCGTGTTGACCCAACTATATATAGAAAGTTCCTAGAAACTTCAAAGTGAGAGCCAGCAGGTAAGTTTCTCGCTGATAGAGGGATAACAGGGAATGCGGAAGAAAATGTAACAAAGCTCTGGGACAACTTTCAGAAGTCTAAAGATCAGGCTGACCTTTGACTCGCAACTATCCAAAGACCGTATAAGATGGGTGAGGTTCCTGAAGCATTCACAGATATGCTATGAGAGCTGAATACCCGATTCGCCTATACAAAAGACATTGAATCTCTCTCAAGAGTTCGTAAGGCACTACAAAGTGTAGATAATGGTAGCCTATCGCACGCAGATATAAATGATATAAAACGCCTCTACGAGAAGAAAGTAAAGGTAAACTACATAAAAGACCAAAACTCACTCGAAGTAGAGCGAGCTACAAATGTAGATGATGCAGTCCGTTCTTGGCAGTTCGATGAAGCTGATAAACTATGATTCGGAAATCTACGAGAAATAAATAGAGAAACACAGTTAAATAGGCTACTTGCTGATGCAATATGAAATAAGGTTATGAAGCAATCAGGGAATAATAATATGTCACTGACAGACTGGATCATTGCCTGACAAGTTCCAGCAACTCCAGAAGCTATAGCTCTCCTCGCTTGAAAGAAGCTCGCTCAGAATATCGTACCGAAGATATACCAAAAGTGACTAGAAAAATTAGCGAAGATACCAAAAAAACAATCTCCTATTGCAGACATAGAAAATATCCGTACAATGGAAGAATGAAGAAAGATTATAACTCCAAAATATGATACTAGTCGCTTGATTGCTGCTCCTCTGAATAATTCTCGGTCTCCAAGACTAATAACCTCTGAGGTTACACTACCTAAAGGAGAGAAATTATCTCCTACAACAAAATCTCCTGCAGTAAAGAGTGATATTACCACTGAGTCTAAAATACTCCGCCCATCATCAAAGCCAACTCCTCAAAAGAGTGTAGCAAAGAAGCTAACTCCTATAAGTGAGAAGGCTACAGAAAGTATGACAAAATGAGATGCGGTTCTATATAGAAAAAATGGTAAAATATATGCGAAGGATAATGCTGAAACTCGTGAAGCATTAAAAAGAAGTCATATCACAGTAGAAACTGACGGAGAAATTAAGAAACAATTAACTTTTTACCCAGAGGATGATTTTAGACCTGATATTAAAGCTAAGCCACTCGTACAGGTAACACCGAAGAGTGGTGAGATAGACTATGGAAAAATAAAACAATATACAAAGAGAATATGAGTGAATAGTAGCAATATTGATAAAGTATCAAGCGAAGCAATGAATGAGATAAAAAAACTACCTAGTGAAACATGAGTTTTCTATAAGTGAATTTCATGAGGCTCGCAGTATCCAATAACATGAATATCAAAGGGAAGTATTATAGATTGAAAAAAAATAGAAAGTGTATCCTCGAACATAAACCAATCAAAAGAATTTGCAAAAAATACAAGACAAATTCTAGAAATAGAAACAAGCAGTGCAAAAAATATTGAGAAATACAGTGAATTTCCACAAGAAAAAGAAAGTATACTTTTATGAGGAAACTATGAGGTTCTAAGTATAAAAAATAAATGAGGATATGAGATAATTAGAGTAAGACACATAAACTCAACCCCTAAACCCCTCTCCAATGAATCAAAACTGATCAAGCCTACTCCAAGCAATACCATTCCTGAAGGTTATACAAAGAATGCTTTCTGAGAGATCATCAAAAAGCCAAGTAATAAAACAGGGGGATTTATAAAGATACCTTGAATTGAAAAAACATATTCTCCAGAATGAGCAATAAGAACATATACAAATAGTAGTGACAAAATAAACAAAATGCTTAGAGAATGAAAAGAATATCCACAGATTGAGGCTCTTGATAAATTCTTAACAGAGACTAAGAAATACAACTGAACTGTATACAGATGATTAACAGTAGACGATTGAAAATATAATTCTATAGTTGAAAATATAAGAAAAAATTGAATAAAAGATAAGGCATATACATCAACTACTGAAAATTACTGAGATGCAACTACATATTCAAGAAATAGTAAAATTGATTGAAAAAAGTGAATTATGTTTGAAATTGAATCAAAAAATTGAAGAGTAATAGATAGAAAATATAATGCGTATAACGAAGAAGAGATACTTTTTCCAAGAAATACTGAATTTGAATATGTATGAGAATATAATGATGTAGGTAGGTGATTGATAATAAAACTAAAAGAAAAGGCATCTCCTAAAAAACTAAAATAGCTTGATAATGATACCAATTCTCATATACTAAAATCAAATGAGTACAACCTGGATAACACCATCTCGACCATCTGCAACACCGTGTACAGGAAGACCTCAAGGATGATGAGTAAGTAATACTGTCTCTCCTATTATAACTGGTATTTGGAATGATATAAATACCTGGGCTGAAACCTGAAAGTTTTGGAATGATAGTTGAGATATTGCTTGACTTGTTACGCCAGTTTGGAGTTGAAGAATAATCCCATAAACCTATGAGTACAATTACAACATTAAATGATTGAATAACAGCAAATTCATTTCGCACACAAACGAATACTAATTTTGCAAATCTAAATACAGATAAACTCGAAGCATCTGATATTGTATGAAAGGAAGATGTAGCAAACAAATCCACCTCAGTCACTACAGACCAAGCTAGCAATACTAAATACCCTAGTGTAAAATCAGTATACGATTGGGCAACTACTACTCTCTCAAAATACCTCGGTGATGCTGACTTCTACCAATACTCTATAGTCCGTACTGTCTCAGGAGGCAATCTCACAGTAGCTCTCAAGAACTACGAAGGTAATGACCCTACTCCCTCTGTGCCAGTTAAGATAATGATAGGAGTAGTAGTGAGGACTATTAGTAGTGCTTTGAGTTTTACTAATGGGGCTTGATTTAACTGGTGAAACTCATGAAGTACAGAATTGGCAACAAAAGAAATAGATTGGTTTTGTTATTTTGTATGGAGGTCATGAGAAAATGCAGTAAAATTAACAGCATCACGTTATCCAAGTTCTACAATTTATTGAGATTTCTCAATAAATGCGCTTAATGAAAAATGAAATTTATGAAACTTTGGTTCACCTATTTCTACTGATGAAGTCGTAAACATTGGTCGCTTCAACGCTATCCTCTCAGCAGGTGCAGGATATACATGGAGCATACCAGCTACGAGTGATATAAGGAACTACCCTATATATTCGACAAGAGCAATGGATTCTGTACCAACTTTTGATGACTTAGGCTCTATGACTGTAACGGATAATAATGACGTTCGCGAATACTCACGATACATTATCAGTAATAGTACAATAACATTCCAATTTTGAATCGTTGTTACTGCCTGATGAACATTATGACAATCAATGTCATTAGCACTCCCATTCTCTTCAAAATATGTACGTATAACATGAATCGCTACATTAGCACCGAACTTATCATGATATTTATCTTCTGAGGATTGAAATACAAAAGTGTATCTAAGAAAATATAATTCTACAAACTACAATTCCTGAGCGCAATGGATAACTGGAAGTATAACTTACGAAATCTAATATGTCCTCCTTTACCTCATTTTCATCCGTAAGACTCCCTACTAAAAATAATCCGTATTATGTACTCATGGATGACTTAGTATACGAACGATATGAGAAGTGAAGCGGACTCTATATAGTAGCTCCTAAGTGAACAAAAACAGACTTTACGAGCTTACCATGGATAGTTACACTAATATGGGATAGAGACGATCCTCGATGGATAAAATCAAGTATACTTCATGATTTCTTGTGGTCTGAGGCAAAAACTCTAAAAGAGTATCAACTAGCAAACGAAGTATTCTATGAGTCTATGCGAGTCGAGTGAACGCCACGATGGATAGCAACTTGCTTCTTCCTCGCAGTTACCCTATCGAAGTATCCATATTTTCTCTATAAAAACTTTATTTCTCGTAAAAAATCCGTATAATGCCACCATCTAATACTAATACAGAGATCGCTTTGATGAAACAAGAAATCAAATTCACAAACGATGCTGTTTCAAGAATAGAAAAGAAACTCGATTATATGAGTGAGTCTTTTGCCACTAAAGTAGAACATAAAGATAACTCCGACAAAATAGAAAA